AGTCGTAGTGTAAGCCGTTGTTTCTAGAATTTAAATGTAGCGTCATTGGTATATAATGCTATTTTAAAACATCAACATCAAAATCCATATTACCGGATAAAAGCTGAGTTTTGAATGTAGTGGTTTGTCCTTGTACGATTGCAGCCATTATATAGTTCCCCTTGAACCTCTAACAGGCATTCTAGCTTGCCCACTTCTATAAGCATCACGAGTATTTTTACCATCACCAAGATTTATTAATTCAGCCATAGCTTCTTGATAACGTTTGTCTATCATTCCCATCTTCTCTGCATCAGTCATTAGGTATGTGTTTGCTTCCAATAACGCACCATACAGCAAAGCGGTAGAGTAATTATCACCCAACCAAGACTGACCACTAACGGCAGTAGTAATAGAAGTAGGATAATAAAAGTAATGAAGTTCAGCACTATAATTAGCATCAGGTGTGGGACCGAGGATAAACGTTGTATCATCGAAGATAGCATAGTATTTAGGTTTTCCATAATGTGCTACATCAGTATCAGGAAAAGATTCTCTGATAAAATTAACATCTTTGTTTAAAAGATAAGTGTACTCATTAGTAGCGGTATCAATAACCGCTAAACTATAAGTAGCTAACCAGTCTGCTGGGACATTTAAGTATTTATTACCGAGAGTAATTGCACCAGTGTCATTAGCTCGTAAGTCAGGTAAATTAACAGCATTAAATATACGATTCTCTGCCTGAGTAATAAAGGTATTTACATCAGCAGTAGAATAAGAATTCTCTGTGTAACTTTCTATTGCTGCAACTAGCTCCGTATACGTCATATCTTATCCTTATCCTTATGCCATAGGACCGCGAGCTTTAATTCCCTTTGTAGCTGCGCCATTGCCTCTAGTGACAACGCCAGTGGTTTTAACTATTTTTCTCTGGGTAGCCTGCTACGTTAGGTACAGGTACATTTTGTGGTTGTGTATATTCAGTCATTTCTTTCTCCTAAGTTGTTGTTATGGTCACAGTCCCTACTTCTCCGTCACCCTCTAAATTATCTGGAATGCCGGGTAAATCTAAAGGATTAGCAAACCCTACAGGGTTCCACCCCCATTGTATATCTCTACTACTATATGGTCCCGCTTCCGTAAAACTTTTATCTGGTCGTGGATCACGTACAGCTTGTGGGTCTTCGACCGGGTACATCCCCTGCATGTTCTGTGGTTGATCTCGGTTCCAACACTCGGTACACGCTAATATGTTTGTCTTAGTCTTTCTTACAAATAAACTTTTTAATGTCTTTAGTTTATATTGAAAGCCACATACATCGCAGTCTGCGATAGCATTCTTATTAGAGGTGTACTTATTGCCCATTATTTACCTTTTAAATAGTTCCTATCTACGAGTCCACCGTGTTTCATTCCGTGTTTAGCACCTTTCATCATTGTACCATCTGGCATCTTATGAACTGCTCCACCATCTTTTAAAGGTTGTTTTTTAGCTTTGTCATATCCATCGTTAGTTTTTTTATCTACTTCAGCCGCTTTTCTTTTATACTCCCTCTGTTCTTCTTTAGTTAATTTTTTAAACTTATCCAGAGGCATGTTTAAATCAAAATCTTTTTTGGTGTTTTTGGGTCTTGTGCCATGTTAATTCCTTAAATGTATGAACTTCTTGGTGTTATAGATAGTGTAGCTTTTTCTCTATCTTCAGTAGATGCGAGTAACCACTGCTCTTCATATTCTTGTTTTAAAAACTGCACTCTATCCCCAGCTTCTGGAATCTTTATTGCTAGGTAATAAGCTAGTCCTGCAACCAAGCAAGGTAAGAACCTAAAGGGTATGTGTTGTGTGTTAACCCCGGTACCTGCATCATCTATTCTTTTCAGTATCCAGTATACAAAAGTATAAGGCTGAGTAGTATCAGGAATAGGCCACATAGTGACTGTAGGAATCTCTGCTTGTCTATTTATATAGACTTGTATTGGTCTGCCCGTGTCATTCTTACTCGGTATGGACGCGTAGGTAGGATTTGACACCCTCGAGATAGCTATATCTGACTGAGATGTTCCAGACCCAGTTCTTATGACTTGGCTCATGAGGTCGATGGTAGTCGCGGGCAAATCGTAAGTGGCAGTTCCGGCAACTAGTGGTATCTCTCCTTGTTCCACAGTCCATAAGTTGATTCCCCGGTTAGCCCATTCAATAGTTAATAAGTTCAAGCTACGTGTAGCTGTCCTTAAATCGTATCCTGTTCTTAGCTCTGCTCCGCATCTTTCAAATGCTTCTTCTACGAGTAGATTTAAATCTAAATTAAAATTATGTGTCCCTGTTGTAGCCATTATGTTTTCCTAGTTGTCTTTTTCTTTCTAAGTGAAGCTACTCTACGCGGCTTCCCTGCTGGCTGACCGAGTCTTTTCTTCTGTGCTATCCTTGACTTCTTCTCAGCTGCTGTCATTTCTCCAGATGTCTTTGGAGTTTTACTAGATACTTTTTTAGTAGGTCGGCAATACGGAGTTGCTCTTCCGTCACCTTTTTTCCTACCACAAGCTTTGCCAGTCTTTACGTCTTTCCAGTCTTCTTTAAACCATCGTTTTAATGCAGCACCTTTAGTCTGTTTTTCTGACTGCCATTATTTACCTTTCTTTCTACACTTAGCAATGGCACCGGAAGCATACGCACTAGGAAAGACTTTATAACTCGCCTTTACCTTTTTATAGCATGCGTCTTTTACAGCACCACCTTTTTTTAACTTAAGTGACTCAAGAGTCTTCGCTTGTTTAGCATGTGTCTTAGAAGCTTTTTTTAAGCCCTTTACGACTTTGTTAACTTTGGCTTTAACTTGGCCTCCAGCTTTCATTTTTTTAGGCATTATTCTACCCATTCCACGAGAGGCTCTCATTATCTATGCTTCGCTCTAGTTAAGCCTCGTTGAGCAATACCATTAATGTTGCGAGGTTTTGCAGTTCTAACCTTACTCATCTAGTGGCACCAACAGCTCCACCATGCCTAAACCCGGTCATGCTTGGTCTACTAGGTCCACGTTTCTTAAGATCAACTTTCTCATCTTTGTTTGTAGGTTTAGGTCCAGTGCTTGGAGCACTCATGGAGGTCATAGTAGGTCCACTAGGCCCTTTACGCCTTTCTGGTTTATTAGCATCAGGTTTATTAGCATTAGGTTTATTAACTTGGCTCATGTTAGGTCCTACTTTAGACCCGTCTGAGTTGTCAGTTCTAGAAGCAATGTTACCACCTTTAGGCTCTACATACTTAGGAGCTGTTCTTTGTGATCCACCGCCACCACCTTTAGTAGGAGCTGATTTAGTAGGAGCTGATTTACCATCACTATTTTTACCTGCTATATATCCTGCACCTGCAGCTGCACCTGCAATACCTACAACAGATTTTTTAGCCTTATTAAAATCAAGTTGTCTAGGCTGAACTTTAGTTGCTGTTACAGATGTAGCTTTTTCTTAGGTTTAGTTGCTGTTACAGATGTAGCTTTTTTCTTAGGAGCACCGTCCCAAACTTTTACTTTTTCTTTACGTAGTTCTTAGCGTCCTTAATTCTTTTTAATATTTCTGATGCTTTTGACATTCTAGTTCTCCTTAGACCATGCGACCACGTGTGTGGCCCTGAGTTATAATTCCGTCTGCACGTTTAGATGCCGATCCCTTAACTGCTCCACCTTTTGAGTTAACCTTTTTTGATTTGAGAAACTAACCGTTTCTTTCGCTTTTAAGGTTTTCTTACCTTTTTAGTGTAGCCTTTCTCAGCGTCAACGCGACCAAGTTCTTCTAGGTTATTCATTTTAGCTGTATTCTTTTTAACCTTACCACCTTTTTTTCATACCACCCATAGCCGCTTGTTGTCTTTGAGCTTCCATTGCCATTTCATTCTGGGGTCCATTGCTTGAGCACCAGCCATTCCTGCCATACCCGGAGCTTTCATACCCGGAGCTGTCATACCTCCGCCCATCATTTTCTTAACTTTCTTCATGTCTTTCTCCTTAGTGAATTCTTTTCCTACTGTTTGTTTAACCCCTACCTCTTTAGCAAACTCTGGGTTATTAGCCACCGCTTGCATAAACTTTTTTTGCTTCTTACTTTTTGCGGGCATCGTTAATTGCCTTTTTAGTTTTTGCTACCCGTCTTTTCTCTACTATCTTTTGCACAGTAGGAGTTTCCCATATGCGAATACCAAGCCATACAATAGTGAAAAGTGAAGCTATATGAGGTAACCACGAAAGCAGTGATCCTATAGCGGTAAAGATAGACGTGGCGTCTAATAATTGTTTTGTCGATTCATCCATTTTTAACATTTCCATCGTTTACGTGCTTGTCTTAATCTTGAATTAGGGTCTTTAGCTGCTTTAGGAAAGTCTTTCATTTGCCCTGCACTTCTTGCACAAAATGACTTACGTCGCTTTGCATCTTTAGAGCCAGCTTTGACTTTTCCTGTTACGGCGGTTTTTAACTTGCTGCCCGGATTAGCTTTACGATAGGCTTTTACTCCTTTCGTTGTCATACCCGCGCCTGATTTAGTCTTTCTAAAATTACCAGACTTAACCGAAGTTTTAATCCCCATTCCTCTTTTTCGCGTCTGCCACTATACACAGTCCTGTTGAGCTTCAAACCAACGCTTCAATTCTTCTAAACGTTGTTGCATTGACTTGGAGGGCTCAGGTTCCATAACTTATCCGCAGAACAATGTGTAGTCTGTAAGATTAGTTGGTACTACAACTGCATAGTCATTGTTTTGTCTAGCAGTTAAAATACCATTACCAGCTAATAGTAAGTCTTGAACTAATGTAGCTCCCGCAGGAGTTGATACATCAAAAGACGGTATTATTACCGGTGGTAAGACCATTTATATTAACTTTTAAACTTCCCGCAGACGCACTACATAATACATAGAAGGCCTTAATGCGGGTTCTAGGTAGCGCTACATCGCCTGTAGTGCCTATACTAACGTCCCCTGCTGATGCGCCACTAGCTACAAT